GGAGTGGTGGCATTTCAAAAATGGCGCCGTTTCCATTATCTACATACCAAAGCTATCGTTCGGTACAAAGGTAAAGTAACTGCTTCAACTGAAATGACTAAGTGGGATAATTGGGCTTTATTTGGCTTTACGCCAAGTGAGCTCGTTCCCACTGCTTGGGAGCTTTTACCCTGGTCCTTTCTCGTAGACTATTTCGTCAATGTTGGAGATGTGCTCTCAAGTGCAGTGACTTCGAGTGCAAACGTGAACTTCGTCAACAAGACCGTTATCCGGCAGGTCACGAAAGGTGGCCGCTGGTTATATGATCCTGTTGATTCGAAGAACTCGTGGAACATTCCGTCCTACACTGAGCAATATCACTACAGTGTTGAACAGTCGCCTGAGTTTGAGAACGTAACGCGCCATATAACACGGTCGTCGTCTAACAGTGTACCGTTACCGACTTTCATGTTGAATCCTGGCTTGAGCAATGGTAAGCTATTTAATATAGCTGCCTTACTCGGTCAGGCTCGGGCGCTTCATCAACAAAACCCTGTCCGCCCTTTTAGGCGGTGAAAGGCTTCACGTGGCTATCTCACTAACGTCCCCAATTACTGGGGCTGCGCAAACTGGTCTCACGTCCCCTACCTATACGCTTACGGCTGACAATGCTCCCGATAACAACGGGAAGCAATGGGCCGTCACGGCGGTGGGAGGGACGCAAACCGGCGTTACCACTCACTCTGTGAGTTCTCCGTTTACGATTACCTTTGTTAGGCCGAAGGTCTTCCGTTTTCTCGGAAAGCCAAGTCCTACTACTGGGGTTATCGCGAATGTACCTCGCAACACGTATAAGGTTATCACCCGTAAGGGTGTATTGCCTTTGGCCGGCCAGGCTTATCAGAACTTGCAGATCACGACTATTGTCGATGTCCCTGCTGGTTCCGATCTTGCCGACGCCCCCAATATTCGTGCTGCTCTCTCCGCTCACTTTGGTGCACTTAGCCAACAGTCAGCTGGTGAAGGAGACACGTGTGTCTCCGGCATCATCTAGACCGTTTGACTGGTATACCTCACAGTTCGTCCTTAAAGAAACTTTGGACGGGCGGCTCGTTTATGATATCCTGGGGGAACCCAGATACATAGATGAGCGTGAATAGAGAGAAGTACAACCGGAGACCACTATGCGTGATTACGCTGGCGAGATTCCAGTTTTTCTCGAATTGGATCTGTATGAGGCTGGTTGGGATGGCAGTTTAAATGCCTACCCGGGTGAAACCTTGCGTCAAGTCGCTATGAGAAGTTTAAGGAAATCCATCGTCAAGAAATTTACAGACGCTGAAGATCCTATAGCTAATCGTAACGCCTTGGAGCTGTTTTTAGATGTTAATAGCTCTTGCGCTCGGTATACAAACACCACCAACCTTGATCTTACCGAAGTCGAAACCATTGCGATCGGAGAAGCTAAGGCTTTTATTTATGATTTCTTTTTTCATAATGGAGGCCCTAACGTGCTTAATACTTCAAGCATATCCGCTAACATTGGTTGGGGCAACGGAGCGTCCATTGGTAGTTCTGGAACCGACTTTCTTTCGAAAGCCGGAACCTCTACCTTGGCCGCTACAGATCCTTCTCTGCACAGTTTCTTTAAGCAGGCTATAGCTGATTACCCTCTTTGGTCTAGCGTTGAGTTTACTAGATCCAGCAAGATGGGTGACGCAATAGTTCGAGGAAGTCGCCTAAGTTTCGTACCTAAGACCGTGGAAATAAGCAGAACCATATGTACTGAGCCCCTTTGTAATATGTTTCTACAGAAGGGGATTGGTGTGACGATTGAAAAGCAGCTAAAGAAGGTCTGTGGTATCGACCTTTCTAAGCAGCAATTCAAGAATCGCATCATGGCTCAGCTCGGGTCTAAAACGGACATTTTTGGAACAATCGATTTGTCCTCAGCTTCAGACTCGATGTCTCTCGGGTTGGTTCGCGAGTTCTTCCCAAGACAGGTTGTTAACTGGCTTGAGTTGACTCGCTCACCTTTAACCATCCTTCCAGATGGGACCGAGGTTGAGTTACATATGGTGTCTAGCA